GGAAGGATTTCTCGGAAAAACAAAGAAATGGGCGTTGGAAGTTTTCGGCGGCGGACGTAATTCTGGTCTGGATATTAAAGAAATGGTGATGTGGCATTCTCCCCAAAATTCAATCGCACGAGCTGAGGGATATTTACCATCTTTCCAGAAGGTTCATTCCAGACATTCTCGATATGATTTGCTTCACGTTCTACATTATTGAAAAACATATCTGCCGAGACTTTGGTTAGTGCAAAACTTCCGACCGTTGCCTCACCGGTCGCCATGAAGTTTGCCATAACATTGAACACGATTTGATGATCATGCCACATCACCATTTCTTTAATATCCAGACCAGAATTACGTCCGCCGCCGAAAACTTCCAACGCCCATTTCTTTGTTTTTCCGAGAAATCCTTCCTCATTTGACCTGAACGCCTGCACTGCATCAATGGCATCCTGTGGAATCTCGTTTGAATCGGTCGTGATCATCGGTGTTCCAATGCCCCATCGTTCATAACGAACCATGTCACCTTTGACAAGAAACATTTTGGCCTTCCAGTTGATCCAGGCCGGGCGTAAAGCAGAAAAACCAGCAAAATTTCCTCCCTCTTGCTCGTATGCAGTATGGACGATTTTTTCTGCTGGCATAGGCTCTGGCAACCTATCGGTAGTGGAGAAAACATTAGTCTGCCTGACTGCATCTAGCATATCATCATGAGCATCCCATTCAAAAATTGTATGAGGGAGCCTGAAATCAATTCTTGCCCAATGTAATTTCCCCTCGAATCGCATATAGGTTTTCTCAAGTACCGATGCACCAAAATCCAGATAGGTCAACTGCTGCCTCAGAACATCATCCCACCTGAAAAAACGACTATCGAACATATTCTGCTCAACGAATTCCGCTATATGCATGTCAATAGGTGAGTCGCTGGCAGGTTCGATCATCATCGTGGCACCCAGGATTGGAGACTTCAGAATCATCATGCTCTGACGAGTACGGACACAGGTTTTACGCATCAAATCAACATTCTTGACACGTTTTAGAGGATCAGACCACTCCTCATTTTCATCTTCGTCGGTGATCTGGCCACCGATGTTCTGCGTGCCAGATACGCCTTTCGTTTTGGTCAGCGTCCTGGTCGACCGCGGAACGTGCTCATTCCGAACCCTATCCCCAAATTTCAAAAAATCATTCACTATCATTGAACTCTCCATTTATATTCTTGGATTGACGTTTATTCACCTGGTTTTGGCGGCGGCCCGCAATTCAATTAACCCTTACTCATCAGTATAAGTAATATGATCGCAAGCAACGGTTTCCATAACCCAGCATGCACTACCTGAGAATTCTCTACTATTGTGCTGAAAAAGAAACTCAACAAATAGGAAGTCACTGTTAACGACAATATTGCTCTGATAAATAGATTCTTCATAGTTCTTTTCTCCTTGTTAAAAGATAATTGAAAGCATTATTCATCTGAACCCCTCAATTTATAACCGACATACACTAGCACGATTGCAATCACTTGTTTAACCAAATCACCCATTAATTGTGCTTTCGATTCTGATAGAAACTTGCCGGTAAATATGGGGGAAATCGTTGCAACAATAATCAAAACGGCAACAGGAACAGTTAAAATCAATACGACTGTATCAACTGGTTTCATCTAGCAATCGCCTCCTAAGTCCAGATGAGATAAATAGAAATTCCGCCGGCAACTCCCGCAATAGAAGAAACGAATAATGCGGCCAGCATCATTTCTGGGTTGCCATGAGAACCGACCGCAAACATGAACCCGGATATCAGGATAACGGCAACCGTAATAGCGCTGAGTAATATTTTTATTTTAAACCAATTTAGCAAGATCAGTCTCAGTAACAAATTTATTAACAGCATCAATATAGTTAAGAAAATCAGGCCATGGTATAATTGCTTCGACCCTTGGTCCGAAATCAAGCGTATCTGAATCTTTTTTCCATTTGGCATCTAATAACAAAATATTACCTTCTTTTAATGTAAATTTAGTTGTGACTTCATCATTATCTTTTTCAATTTCTTCTTTAAAATTTGCTTGTGGTGCTTTTGGTAATTGAAGAAATCCATCAATAACTGAAACCCATTTATTCAAATCCTTAACTGTATTTTTAAAGGATTCATTAGAGGCACCGATAATTGGTGTCAGTCGTTCTTCAAAAAATATTTTATAGTCACTTTGTAAAATGAATTGTGATACTTTGACCGAATTTATTAAAAATTGAATTGTTGTCGATCTGATAATGAAATTAGTAATGCCAAATTTAAGAAAACGGCCCGAAATGATATCCGGGATTTGTCCAGTCTCATCTTTACCTATGATTTCCCACAGGAAATTCGTTTCTAATACAGACATTTGAATGATCCCTCATTGGTTAATTTTATAAAATTTATACTCACAATTTTCCCGTATAAACATAGGTGTTATTGCGGAAAATATAATCCTTGAGAATGCGCCTCTTCCGAAGTTGTTTCATGTTGATACCAAGTTGTTTACGTAGGAATTTTCTGGCCTGGCGGTGCGGACTTGTCACTGTGCCAGATTGGAGTGGTGCGGCAGGTTTGAAGAAAGTCTTTACAGATTTCTCAATTTTTGATTCCATGTCAATTTCTGTCCTTCCACTTTGTGTGCCAAATATGCACAGAATAAATGATTAATACAAGAACAATTACGCAGATGGCAAATGTAGAACACCGTTGCCAGAACGTGCCAGGCCTCAGCAAAATCCACAAACCGAACTCAAATATGATAATGCAGGCCAGCGTAAAGATTTCAAATAATTTACTCATCCGTAATAAATCCTAAATTGATAATGATTGATTATATACTCAATCTTATTATCCCAGCTATGCGGAAATCTACATTCCGAATGCCAGCGGTGCCACTTACCTTCAAGCATATAAACTGAAGGCTTTGAATTTAATATATGCCGATAGCAAACAAACTCTTCCCAGTAATAACCACGACTCGAATGTCCAACACTCTCACCAAACCCGTTTCTGACATCTTCTTTTGTTACAGGGAATCCACATGTTCCACATTGACCCCAAATAAGGCCGCGTTCAACTGCATCCAATCCATGTGCTGGCCATTCATCCCTCGGCAAACTTAAAAGCGAAGGAGTATCCACGGATTCAGGTCTTTCGTATCCATCACCTTGTAAATGTGATATGATCCGTACCGCCATCAAAAAAAGAATTGTTAATACAATCAGATAAGCTGCAAGACAAGCTGCAAAAGTAATGGCCTTAGCTTTGATCCTTTGCCATGTTGTTTTTTTCATTTCCGCCTCCATTTCATCCTCCTTCATACCATCTGTTTACCCTGACGACCATCTGGTGAATCGAATACTTATTCCCACGGTTTTTCCGCATCCATTGATATGCTTCCAGCACTTCAGGTGCTTGGATCAAATACATGCTTGCCTGTCTATCAACAAAACTCATGCGATCTACCTCCTGAATCTGGCCAGAAATATAATTGAACATCAAGTCGTCGCCCTTGCAGTCCTGGAATTCAACACTAGTAGCATCTCCAACAACTGTAAGTGTTTCGACATTCATCACCCATGAAGAATCAATATCATCTTGAGTTACCCAAACCCCGGATGTAGTCTGCGAAAATAGATTTCCAGCTAACAGTAAAACCAAATACAAAACTTTCATAACGGTTCCTCCTTTTAAGTTACCATTCATGAAATTCGACTCGATTGCTTCGTAAATTCCCTACTACAACCGATGGGTTATCTGAACCATGCAGACAATCGCGCAATCTTATTTTATCATATCCACTGAGTTCTGAGGCATATATGAGCTTACCGTCAAATCTAATTACTAAATCAAGCCAATCGTCATCATCTGGATTTATACTCATAATATCCCATTCTTGTATTAGTTTATGGTTCTTATCAAATAGTTTTTCCTTTTCAATGATGTGTCTTATAACAAACATTCTTGCAGTAAAGTCATCTTCTCTAAATTCTTTTAATGCTTTCAGTACTTCGATGCTTTCTTCGATGCCCTGTTCATAGGTTAATTCTCCCATACAAATTTTTTCCTTTTAATATCACTATAATCCAGACCTTAAATTATTATTTTATAAACACCATTTTCCGTATTTCAGTAAAACTGCCAACACGTATTCTATAAAAATAGACCCCGCTGGCAACCATCTGATGAAATTTGTTACTGCCATCCCACTGTATAGAATAACTCCCAGCTTGCTGATACTGATTTACTAAAGTATATACATGGCCACCCACGATATCATAAATTTCCAGATTAATATTCGCTCTCTCCGCAAGTTCATAGGTAATGGTTGTCGATGGATTGAAGGGATTGGGATAGTTTTGGTTTAGAGAAAATTTTTCTGGAATTTCATTTTCATCTATTGAAGTGAAATTATTATAAATTATTCTACTTAGAGCAACACCATATTCTAAAATATAGATACTACCATCCTGTTTCAACATTGCATCTACAGGAAAACTAAAACCTGTCCCAAATTCATTCGACTTCCAATTAACTCCATCAAATTTTAAATATCTAATCCAATCTTTGTAAAAATCAGCATAAAAATAAGTGTCTTCAAATTCTTCGGGGAAACTACCAAAACTGAGTCTATTGTATGAAAGCAATGCAATGACGGCATCATTACCTGGATGAGTATGATTATATTCAAATATTGGGAATAAAGGATTCGGTTTAATTAATACAGTCGTCGAATCGTTAATTTTAGTACCCTCGTAAAACGGCCATCCAAAATTCTCTCCGCCAACACTAATACTTAACTCCTCTTTTGCTGATTTTCCTACATCACCTATAAATAATTCGTCATCTACATTCAATGAGAATCTAAATGGGTTCCTTAATCCAAAGGCAAACGTTTCTGGTGTTTTATTTCTACGACCTGGAAACTTGGGATTATCTATAGGAACAGACCCATCTCTATTAATTCTTAAAATTTTTCCGTTGTAATTTGATAAACTTTGAACAATGTCCCTATTGTGGTCATCTCCATAACTAATGTAAAGCGTTTTGTCTTTACCGAATCTCAATGTCCCGCCATTATGTATATCATTTTCAAACGGTATTTTCAATAAAATCAATTCATCTTCGATCAAAAGATTATTAGAATTAACATCGGTTAGATCCCCCTTAAATGTAAATCTGGAAATTCTGTTGGTAGAATCAATATGTGAATAAAACAAATATAAATATGGTTCTACCGGGTAATCCGGATCAAGTGCAATGCCAGTCAAGCCACTCTCTGTTTTGTTGAATGTATTTTTCGGTAAAGTAGAATTTAAAAATTCTCTCCTAAGTTTTTTGTTCACATAAAATTTAACTTTGCCAAATTTATTTATTATTATAATCCTTCCATCTGGAAGGATATCAAATCCGAGATCATTGCAACATATTTCTAAAATCTTTTCAACATCAAATTCAGCCGGTACAGTTTGCGAAAATAGATTCCCTGCTAATAGCAAAATTAAAAACAATCTCTTTATAATGACGTTACCTCCTTTTTAAATGTCACTAAAATCTAAGACAGGTCTTGCAGATTGTTTCACTTGCCTGCTTTGTTTCTGATATTCTTTAATCGAGCCCGCCGCATCTTCCTGAGCCATCGTCATCGTGAATCCATATTCCAGTGCTTTCCCGGCATGGGAAAATTGGTCATGGTTCGGTTGGGTGACACCCGGCTTAGGTTCACCATGTGCATTTTTAGGCCATTCCCAATAGCGCATTGATTGGATGATAGGTTCACATTCGGAATCGATTTCAAGGTTGCCTGCTTCCAATGCATCGTCAATTTTATCCAATATAATAATTGTATTATGAGAATCGCACGATTCAATCTGCAATCCCTGTTCCTCGTATTTCTCCTGCAATGTCTTCCCCGTCTCCCTCCTAGCAGATGCTGAGGGATCGCCGAACATTTCAATATGGCCGGCTTGAACGCGGTATTTGTCGAACCCCTCACTGTCCTTTCCAATCACTTCGAATCGAATTCCACACTTGGTCAGCTTATTCCGGACCTCTTTTGAGATGTCACGATACCCCATGAAATTGCCTTCAAACCAATCAAAAATCCGCAGGCGTTTATCATCTATCCTTTGAGCAAGTCCAGCGCTAGTGGCATCCTTGAATCCATAATCCCAAAAAACTAATATAGGCAAACCCTGAATCCATTTAAAATCGCCAACATTTTTATTGAAATAAAACTTCTCCCATACTTTCCCTTCTGTGCTTTCCTCAAAACTCATTTCCAAGCGTTGAGCAATTACGAATGATGTATTCAAACGCTTCTGTTCTTGAAACCATTCAGGAGTATAATTCGGATTCAATGAATAATGTATCTTCTCCGGTTTGAATCCAAAATGGCCTGTTCTAAAATGAAGTTTTGCAAAGAAGTTATTTCGTCCGAGTGGGAAACTTACGTAATGCCTCCCATACTTACAACTCTGAGTAAGATTAGCGTGTATCGTTTCCATGTAGCGGATACTGGAAACCTCATCGACAACACACTGTTTGAATCCCTCACCAACGCCGGCTGATACGGTTGGAGCCTGGCCAATGATTGTATTGCCATTTTTCGGATTGATGATTCTGGTGTATTTAGTAAATTCGCTGGAATGATACATGCGGCCCAGGACGACCTCTTTCAGCCAACCAGGGAGATTGTCATACATGAACCGCATTTTACCCATTGCTGAGTTCCAAGTGCTGCCTGCTCCGCCATCATCGACGGCTCCCTGGTGTTTACCTATCCACAAACTATTAACGCCTTTATTGAACAGCCAATCCCACAAATACAGCATACAGAACGAAATCGTTATCAGCATCCGCTGTGATTTCAGCCAATAACGATTCTCACGAACAATGAATTTATCCATGACGGTTTCAAGATATGGAAAATCAGGATACAACTTATGGTTGGCATCGACTTCGTCATACGTCAACACGTATTCATTTGCAAAATGAAGCGGATGCTGTTTACATAAAATGTATTGCTGTTCCTCAGCTTCCAGGTTCTGGAATCCCGTTGCGACCGTTTCTGGTAGCTTTCGAGATTTCTTTGGCCGTTTCTGCATTGATTAATACCAACATTTTTGTGACTTCAATTTTTTCTGGAACGGGATTTCCATCTCTGTCGACCGGTGCCATCGCTGGCATATCCAGACCCATTAACTCGCTTCTGCGTTTGCTGATTTGTAGGCATCGCCATGCTGCGTTGGAATCAGGGGCAAAGGTTTCACCTTTAACAGTTTTGCCATCTTCGTCTTGAAAATCTGGCTGCTTCCCGCCAAGCGCCAAGGGAAAATATCGAGACCATAGTTGATCCAATCTTTCAAGTTCCAATTCACGGTATAAATCTGTATCAGGTTTAGAACTATCCAACGTTTCCTTTAATGCAGTTTTGACATCACTGCGGGCTGTATTGTGATCAACTTTCAACTGCCGCCCTATTTGTCGCCACGATAAACCGATGATTCTTAATCGTAAAGATTCTGGCCGCCTAAGAGCAGCAACAGTATCCTGACCTTTTCTCCCCCCGACATTGCCTGGCTGTTTTTTGCCTTTATTTACTTTTGCCATGTTTACGTATTATTGTGTAATTTAAAATAATTCTGGTAATTGATAACACCGTTTCTTTGCCATCTCTATGTATTCCATTTTTAATTCACACATTACACCACGGCGGCCGAGTCGGTCGGCTACGTTCTTGGTGGTTCCGCTGCCGCCAAAGGGATCCAAAACTACACAGGGCACGGGTTCGTAAGGTTCTATTTCGTGTTTGGGAATCTCATGTGCTCTTGGCTGTGCTTCTTTGGGTTCATCAGTTTTAGATTTTCGATTCTGTTGTCGCTTCTGTCCCCGTTTATGTGATGTACCAATTCTTTGGGATTCAATTTCCTCCCCAGATGTTTTTCCATTACAATCCGATGAACTTTCATCGTTTTCCCGTTTACGCCTTTGTGTAGATATTTGTTTTTGCCGTGCGGAAGAAACCTGTTCTCTCTGTTGTTCTCCCACATCCATTTCATCGAACAACTCCTCGTGCAAAACCGAGACGTTTCTGCCCTCCCCTTGAACTCCGTCTTGCATTGGTCGCATATCTTTTGAAATTTCCGCTTCCGGGCATCCGCCTTCTGTCTGTGAAGTGTGTTCGTCGCCCATCGCTTCTTGTTCCAATCCCTGCGCCAGGCTTTCTCTTTCTCTGGATCTTTGTGTGGCATGGATAAAACTCCTTAATTTGGTTGGTGTCCCATCTATATCACACTTACGACAACAGGCACAAGAAGGTTCCCAGCCTACTGTTTTATTAATACTACTATAATTAGTCTTAAAATAGTGTCCTTCGTTATTTTTGTCCTTGGGGTTTTTGTAAATAATAAAATCTTTTACATAAACCATTTTGCCACCGGGTTTTTTTACTGGTTGTTTTGTATTTTCAACCACCCGCTCCCACGGTGCCCCACACTCAGGACAAGCGCCCTTCTCACTGGTTCCGGCCTTTATGAGTGGGGTGACGAGCCATTCCGGAAATGTTGCAAAATGACTTAACCATTTATCCCACATTTTACAGATTTTACAAATTCGAAACTCGATTTTCTTCCTGTCTTTAATTTCAACATGGATTTTCAGCTTTCGGTATTCTTTTCCAAAATAAACTTCCTTGCAATTCTCACACATTTCGATATCAAACGCCTGCGGATTCACATCCAGGCCAACCATTTCCTCGCCACAAAAGATTGCCCCATGCGGTTCTTCGAGGCTTTGGTAGAATAGGTCTGTGTTGCGGAAGTTGCGACCAGCTGGATTATATGCTCGTTTGTTTCCAGCCTTATCAATATTGCCACCAGTTCCTACGCGATTACCGGGCTCAACTCGTTCATCGCTATCCCATCCTATACGCTCACCATTTGCGCCTCTATTAAAATCAACATGTTCTTTCCTTATCGCATCCATATCAAAGAAATATTTACTGCTCTTAGTAAGTAAGAACATATATTCCAAAGCAGAGGCCGGACGGTCGGTGCAGCTTTCTGGCATGGCTGAACGCTTTACCCAGGGCATGGCGCTGCGAAGATACCAGCCTTCGGCCTGAAGGGCGAAGGCTACTTTCCAGGGCATTCCACAAAGGTCTTTAGATTTTAGATGGCCGGTTGCCGGCGCATTTCCTCCACCCCAGCGGCCGGAACCGCGTGGTATTCTTTTAGATTTTGATTGAGGCAATACTTTAGCGCGATCTCTACGAAAAGATATCCCGTTTGATGCTGGTTGTGTGGCGTAAGAATCTCCCAAATTTAAAAAGAAGCACCCATCATTTCTCAAGACCCGCCAAACCCCCCGAGCCCACTTGACGCAATTCTCTACATATTCTTCAGGTGTTTTTTCAAGGCCGAGCTGGTTGTCTATTCTTTTGGCTCCGCATTTTTTACAAATATCTCGGTATCTGACCTCATGCCTTTCAGACTCCTGCTTCTTTTGCCCGGAAGGATTACCCCAGCGCTCATTGAATCCCTCGTTGTAAGGTGATGAAACAATATACTTATGATCGCACCCATTCTTTCCGCCTTCCCATGTTGCTGTGCCGTAATCTCTGAGGCCGCATATCACCAGTAAGGAGGACTCGTAATAACTGTTTGCACAGATTCGTCTTTCAATGGAATATGAAGCGCATTTGATTGAATCACCTTACTGAAATCACCTCCCTACATGAAATTTTGGTTTATTTGCATTCAAGACAAATCCTTTCTTGGAGGCCTGACTTCATTGGCCAATCGGTGCCATGCTTCACCATGGTAGACCTGCCTTCAGCAGTTCTCACTCGTTCCCATACTTTACCACACCGAGGACAAAATTTTACACAAAATGACTTCATGCTTTGCTTAGACATAGTCTTTATCCGGTCAATGCTTTATTGTCAAGTACAACTCCTAAGCAATATATTGTCTTTTTCAATCTGCAATTCATATTCTTTGTAATGTGCATTTCCGGTACCGCCACAACTTTTACAATCGTCATACCAATCCTGGCTAATAGGCGATTCTACAAAACCATCACCTTCACATTTTTTACAATCATCGTCTTTTAGGTCGTCCGGCTGATTGTGCAACCACTCATTAAAAGTTAATAGATTCATTCAATCAAGTTCATGTAAATAGCCAAAAAATACAAGAAGAGAATACGAGCCAAAATAGGAACCAGCCTGCTACAAAGCACCCCCAAATAAAACTTTCCATCCTGTCTCTGGTTTCCTTAGACATTTCCATTTTTCAAATATCAACCTTTGGATGAATTGACTTTTGCTCTATATACTGAAAAAATTATAGAAAATCAATAGATAGAGCACGAACATTCTTTTCATTCAGAAACATTTAATTCCAACAATCGCCGACCCGACAATCGCTGCTCGACTTCCTTTTATGTCCCTTATTGAAATGACATCGCCAAACACAATCCCAAAAAACTCAACTACGAATTTAACCTCCGTTATCTGTGGAAACGCTTCAGTAACGTGGTATATAAAACATTATTCAAATATACTGGATACCTATTGGGGGCTGACTGATCACCGAGGACTATAAATTCAATCATCAAATCAACGGTATCGCATATCATAAATTGGAATACTGTATCTGTAACAACAACTTCATGATCGTGGTGTTCGTGTATAATTACCGTATCTGGCGGGACCTGTTCAGGTGGCTCATGAGGCTGATGTTTTGTGCAATTTGCAAATGCCAGAAACGACACAATCATAATGCAGGCAATTGCGGTGAGTTTCAACGATGCTACGATCTTTAATGAATTATGCATAGGTTTAATCTCCTTTTTTATGATACAATTTGAACTTATTTTTGTTGAACGCTATATTGCCAGCCAAACCAATTGAGCCGGCGTGACTGTTCTGTTTGATTTTCGGTGATGATTTTGCGTTTTCCTTTGATGAATCTGAATACTTAGTAGAATCGCCAAATGCCGCCATTGAATCCCAGGGTCGTTTCCTAACGTCCTTTTTTCTGCTCATTTGGTTTCTTTCTCCTTAAGTAGTGCTTTGGCTTTTTGGATAGCGTCACACAGCGTTGTTCCCACTATCTCAGAAATATTATACCAATCGTCTATTGCGTCCAACAAGCCAACCAAAGTGTCTTTGAGGACTTTGTTTTCTTTTTCAAGATTTTTTATTTCATTGGCCTGTCTACCTATGTATTCTCTATCTAACTCTTTTTCAGTCATTTGCTTTCTTTCTCCTTTATTTCATTCTTGATAAGAAAAAAACCATAGACATAGAAAATCAAACCAGCCGCGGCCCAGGGACAAAAATAAAACCCCAGAGGCAGCAAAGCCACAAATAGGTAACTTCTCCATATCTCCCACCGGGAAAAGTAAGGTCGCCGCTGTCAACCATGCCCCCTTCTATGCCAAGGCCATCTATACGGTTCAATCATTTGATTTCTTTATCCTTTAGGGCAGGAACAATTTCATCCTTGTGTGCCTTTACAATCCAATAAGCCTGCTGTGTCATTGAGGCATCTGCCTCACAAATCCTTACTTGCCATGTTTCAAATGGTTCTTGTTGAATAATGTTCGTCATTGACCAATTACCTCGCAACCAGTCAACCGCTTCGTCATAGTTCATTTAGTTTCTTTCTCCTTTAGCAAATCCAATGCTAAATCTCTCCACATATTATACCATCCATTCCACTCCATTCCCATCATCTGATCGCCGCATATACACCGTGATTGAGATTCATAGCTTTTATTTTTACCTTCTTTTTTTTTGGCTCCTTTCTTTTACCCATTTTTTAATACCACCGTATTTCTTAATGTCTTCCTTTTCAAGTTTGTGCTGTATGTAATACTTTCTAACCTTTTCATCAGGA